GTTTCCCAGTCACGATCTGAAGCAGTCTCGATGTTTTGGGAAATCGCAGGAAAGGGTCCCATTGATGAATACTTTTGATCCGAACCATCTTGTCGTAGGTAGGGTGCTTTGTACGCATCAAAAATAGGGCCAAATCTTTTGATTAAGCATCTAAGGTTGGTAATAGTCTCACCAATTGTCAGCTTGGGAGCTGCCAGAGGAGCGATCGCTTGCTGTTCAATAAGCGATTTCGTCTGGTCAACCCCAAGTTCGGTGTTATTAAAGATCTCGGCTTCGAATTCACCACCCTCTTCCTCATCCAAAGTAACAGGAAGAATCGGCACGTCCGATGGTCTATAAGCATAGAAATCGGGCACGGCAAATTCAATGTCGTCATGTCCTGCGATCCATGGAATGATTGAAACACTCTGAGCTACTGATGTAGAGGCAACTCGAAGTTGAGTCAATACTGAAATTTCCAAGGATCCGTAACAAAAGAGATCCGTGTTGGCAGTTCCAGTATTATTAGTACCAAGCAGGCCAACTCTGTTGTTAAGCCAAGGTCGGTTACCAATAAAGGGAATGTCAACGGTGATTTCCGATGACTTGGATAGATCTAAAACCCAAGAATAAAGGAAATCCTTGTTTGTCGTCACGGGCGTAACTGCATTTGGTTTGTAAGCAATGCGTAAACGCCCAGTATGGAAAGCTGTCTTAGCCACGGTAATCCGATATCGCATAGTTCCTCGCCAATATTTAAACATTGAGGCAAGGAAAGCTAATTGAGTAGGATAAATCTCGCGGCGTGTCACCATGTCCTGATCTTCTCGACAATATCCTGGTGTTACTGGAAAAGTCGCTAGGACAGTATCAGGTACGATAGATGCAGCCCATGGGAGGGGATCGAGGAAGATGTTGAAACGTTTAGCAATATTCTTAATATCCATTTCATCTTCTCGTGTTCCAAACACTTCCATAGATGGTTGCACCATATTTCCATCGGTAGCTGACAAGTTGACTGATGAGTCAGCTCCGTTCGTGTGGGTATATCCCGCTCCAGGTAAATTTTCATACTTGGATACTGAAACGGGATCCGTGACTTTGCAGAAGCCAATGGTGTTTAAACCAGAGGTAATTGCATCTCTAGCCCAAGACATTGGATACTGGGCCAATCGTGATACAATTGAAGTGGCTTGAACACCATTTTCTTCTGCAACGAGGACTTGAGCTTCAAATGGTTCCTCTTCTCCATCGAATGTCACACCTTGAAAGGCGGTGGTATTCACAGGGAGATTAGTAGGCATTGAAAGCTCAATATTTTCGAACCACGCATAGAGTGTAGCTGTTACAGCATCTGCCGCAGTTCCTGAGGAAATTGGCTGAATTGGTTGGATGACAATTTTGCCAAACCTTCCATGTCCTCGAATCAAGTCAAAATGAGAAATGGGAGCAACATAGGGAACAATAAGTTCTGCAGGAGCTCCAGAGGCGACATCAATCTCAACACCAGGATAACCTGTTGCATTCATCAAAGAACCGTTGACAATGCGTTGGGTGAAATTCTCGTAAGGAGAGAAATACATCCAATACTTACCCAACATAAAGGGAGTAGCGTTGTAAACAACTCTAAGATGGAGATTTGCCCTAAAATAGGTGAAATAGTTCAATTTATCAACCAAATTGGCCGATGCATCAAACAATGCTGATGGAAAATTCACCTGTGTTAGGGCAACTGCATCATTCCATGTGATATCTGCGATTCGAACTGGTCGACTCAGGATGTTGGAAATTTCATGAGCTTTCTGATCATGAGAGATCTTTGACCATTCTGTATCTTCAGCGATGTTAGGTTTCACATGGACTGTTGTCGCCACATCATCAATGAAATCCAAAATTTCTTCTTTCTGGACAGATTGAGGCTGTTCAATCGCCTCTGAATTATCATTGTTATTCTTCATCATAGCAATCCAATAGTTTTCTAACTCTGAGTCCTCGGATTAAAGGAAACTCTCAAAAGGGATGGATTGATAGCCTATATTTAAAGTGACACACATCAATCAATAGAACATTCATTCTTCACTCTACATTCGCTATTCAAGCTTTGCTGCATTCACACTACATCCATTCTGTGAAAGCCTCATTAGCGAACCGTAATGGAACACTCTCGGCATTTCTGGCCAAAAGGGAGGGATTGAGCGTAGGTCTTAATTACGTGCGTATGCTCATAAATTACACCACAGACTTCACAATTGTGTTTGTGTGTAGTGCGAACTCCACGCGGTAAACCCTCGTGATTGTGATCGAGAACTTCACAGTCCATTTCCGTTTTCGCAGTAATTTGTCCATATTTCTCGAGTTCCCCCATGCGGTATTCGTAGAACGTAAGAATCTGGGGAAATAGATTCTTGGCACGACATGCCTGTTCTAACTTTGTTGTCCATTCATCAAAGATTTCTCGTCCGTGGAGGGAAAGTTCAAAGGCAGCACCTTCAACATTACTTTGAGTGGCTTCTTCGTCATTTGGGCTCTTGCGAATCCAATTTGGAATTTCCAAAACCGTATTGAGATCCAAGGGAGCGTCATATAACATGCGATCTTCATCATAAACAAACTTTCTTTTGAGATATTGAACTTCATCCAAAGTCTTAAAGGGAAGCATGTTTCCTGATTTAGTTTCATCAGTATAGGTCATTCCAAAAGTAGAAAAAGCTTCTGCCATTGTCAATTGGTTAAAGAACTCAATTGCCTCATCCGAAACGTTAAGCAAGTTATCATCACCATACGAAACCATACAAACGTGCTTACGGAATTCTCTCATCGAATGGTAGGTTGTTCCTTTCGTGATCAACATCCAAACGTATCGGCAGGCAATGGCATTGTACATTGAGTTCAAAACAGCCGTCAAAGGACATCCAGAAGGTTGACTATGAGTCCACATATACACTGTATCACGGCAAATGTGAACTGAATTCAAAATTTCCCTCCAGAGGATCTTCCTAACTTGTTTGTCCTCCTCTTTGTCATTGTACCAATCGTTGATAATTTCGACCAAACGATGGAGAATTTCAACATGAAGAGTGCCATCGAAGTTAGAGAAATCTCCTGCAATCACTTTCGTGCCTTTTGATTTCATCATTTCAGCAATGACAGTCCAATCTTGGGAATACACATTTGTTCCAACTGAAATCTCATTCAAGTTACGATTGTGTGAAACATGTGCAGCAAACCCAAGAAAGTACTGTCTAAAAACCAATGTGAAATCAATTGGACCTCCAGCAAATACTCGGGTCTTTCCAGCGTTAACTTTCTCAATTGGTCGGCGTTCATCCTTTAAAGTATCAGTCCAAATGGTAGGCATCCTCTTATTGTTAAGTGCAAGGGATACTCGTTCGTCCATCAATTTCTTCATTTCAGAATCCAATTTGTATTCCTCCTTACCAAGCCAATGAGTCTTTCCGGGTTTCTTGTTCTGTTGTCGGAACGGATAACCAGGGGATGTTGACCTTTTGATGGGAGGAGCAAATTCATCGCCTTCAATGCCAACAACCGCTTCCCATTGGGTCAAAACTCGTTGCCGAGTCGCGTCAGTAGTAAAATTCCTAGAAAAGTCCTTAACGCAAGCATCGAGGAGATCCATATCCAAAGGTTCAGATAGTTTTCCTCCTTTTGTTAAGCCTTTCATCATAGGATCCACCACTTCGCCTTCAACTACAATAGGACCCAAAGAAGCGGGAATTGTGATATTCTCCTTAACCATGTTATGAATCAGAGAAGGCTTCAAAGCGGTTTTTGATGATCCGTTGACACGAAACTTTCCGACTCCAAATGGCGTAAAATTTCCTTCAGGCAGATTTCCAACTTCATCCGGGTACAACATGTGGGCCACAAATTCATCAGCATCTAACTCAACTTGAGCATCATCACTAAGTTTGAGTAGAGCCTCATCAATTTCCTTCCTGTTAAATGGAGTAGACATTCCTAGTCCAACATTTCCTGCCACATGCATACCAATCAACTTCTTAGGGAAAGAAGATGAGATAGCAATGAGTGGAGACCCACAATCACCTTTTGACGTTTCCAAATCATAAAGATACCTCTGACGAATGTGAAATTTCATTTCAGGAATATCATCACTTGCACGCATGGTATAAGCCGTAGGAGTGTCCCTAGCTTCAGTGTTACCATAACGCATTATGACACCATTTTGGTCGGGCGTCAACAATAATCCTCTATACCGAGTCGTTGCGGACATACCTTCAGAATCAATGAAACTTTCCAAAATATTAGCGTGATCATGAACCAGCCTTGGGCATTCAATCAAAACCTGATCTTTCAATTCTCCAACCGCATTCTTAACGGGTTCGGTTCTCAATTGTTCAACAGGCAATAAAAAGCCATCGGGTTTTGAGTTATTCCAAATGCGCACATGTGTACTCATGGCCATTAAAGGCATCAAATGTCTCACGGTCATGAAAACACGTCCTGTAATAAAGAATCCTCTTAGTGTACCCAGAACTTTCATGCCATCATAACACGTGATTGAATACATGTTGGCGACAATTTTCCTGGACAATTGAAAAGCATTCTCATCCCTACGCAATTCGGCTTCGAAGTCTCTTCCTTCAACTCTCATCTTCGATGACTTCTGTGTTTTTGGATCTCCTGACGCTGAAATTTCAACATGATTTTGCTTTGGATTCTTTGTCTTAGGATCACCAGAAGAAGCCAATTCAACCCGAAATCGAGGTTTAGCAACAGTTTTAGGGTCTCCAGAAGCTGCGATTTCTGATTGAATTCCCTTCTTCTGAGATTCCATCCATTGATCAAAAGAAAAATGTTTTTCATTGCATGGTTCTTCGCAAATTTTCCCATCTTCATGGACAGTGCCTCGTTCTTTCAAGTACTTTTCTGAGAGAACAGAATAATCCGGTTCAGATTGTGAAGCAGCGAAAAATGCCAAAACAAAAGGCAAGGCAACGAGAAGTGTGGTAATGAAAGGATGCTCCTTTATAAAGGTTCCTGCTCTTTCCAAGAAATTTGTCAAGCAGCTTTCCAATATTCCACATTGTTCGACACATTTTTCCTTCAAATTTGTCCATTTCTTCTGGTACCAAGGGACCTCCACGTCCAATTCATCTTTAGGGTAAAATCGCGCACGGACACCGACTAATTCAGACAATGACATTTGCATTCTTTTGGCAATACTCTCTTGCTCGAGTTTTTCCGTCTTCAATATGTCAAAAGCCTGGGGAGAAAGTTCCAAATTTTCATGTAACCAATCTCTCCACTCGCCCCAAACTCGTCCAAATCCAACACCACTGAAATCAACCGTCTTGATGTTTTCAATAGAACTGCTTGAAACAATGTCGGAATGAGCATCAATTGTAAGAATAAATTCCCGAATTTCGGCATCTGACCAATCCAAAATTTCTTGATTAAAATCAGAAATTTCACTCTGTGCGGCCATCTCGTTATATTCTCGCAAAACTCGCTCTGTTCGCATGTGCTTTTGTTCGTATTTCTCAACGCATCTTTTCCGAAATTCTTCATACGATAGAGGATCTCTCTCGGCATGGTAACCAGTATTAGGATCCAATATATAGAAGGCATAGGGAGCAGTGCTAATTGCCTTGCCAGTAGCTCTAAAGACCTTTTGAGGATCCATACGTCCATTGCCATCTCGGAATTCAGGCCGCACAACGACTTGAACTGAAATATCAATTCTACGGCGCACGGCTTCAGGCGCTGTCAAAGACACTGGTCTAAAACAATCAATGTTGCTCGAGAGTAATACGACCTTAGACGTAAAGAAAGTCTTTGACTTTTCCAAGAGTGATGCCATGTGCA